CAGAAGATGAAATAATGAGTGGGGGTGATGGTGGTGTTAGTTCAGGATGGGGTGGAACTGGCACAAAGGCAGTAGGTTTCTTGCAAGGGTTAGATAAAATCATACGGCAAGGCGATACATCACCACATAGTACGGGTTTAGCACCACAGTTCACAGCAAAAACAGAAGATGAAATCATACGGCAAGGCGATACATCACCACATAGTACGGGTTTAGCACCACAGTTCACAGCAAAAACAGAAGATGAAATAATGAGTGGGGGTGATGGTGGTGTTAGTTCAGGATGGGGTGGAACTGGCACAAAGGCAGTAGGTTTCTTGCAAGGGTTAGATAAAATCATACGGCAAGGCGATACATCACCACAATCAATCTTGGGGACAACGGTAAGCGGCGCAAATTTAGGATATGACCTATTGGGTAAAGCTGGAGCTATTGACCCAACATCCACGTTGGGACAAGGGGTCGGCGGTGCATTAGCTGCCGTAAATGTTTTACCAGCGGCTTACAATACTTATGAAAACTTTGCTTCTGGTGATATCGGGAAAGGTATTGGTAGTGGGCTTCAAACCGGCATGGCGGCGGTTGGCGCATTACAGGCAGCCGCACCGTCCGTAGCTTCAAGTTTAATTCCTAAGGCAGTTACAGACGCTGTTTCTTCAGCCATACCTTACGCAACAGCTTTAGGAGCTTTAAGGTTATCAGGGATGGGCTTAAAGGCACTTGGCGGAAATAACCCTAGTAATGAACTATACAAACTGGGTAATGTAATTGACTATATTTTTGATCCTGTAGGTGTGGTTTTAGATATTCTTGGAACTTGGATTTGCACAGCGACTAAAAAACATTCTAAACTTAGCGCAGAAGAAGAAGCTGTGATGGAAGAACTTGCTAATTATGCTCATGCTAACCATAAAGGTTGGATGATGGCATATTTAATACATGGACAAAAGCTCACAAACGCAATCGAAGAACGGGAAGAAAACCTTAAAGAGTTTTATGATAATGTCCGTGAGATTTTAGTCAAACCAGTAGTAAGTGTATTTAAAGACAATCCTGAACAGGCATTTCAGATTTACTTTTTAGTAGTTAAGTTATTGTGTGCTAAGTATATGCCTGATTTTGAGGTGAAGGAGGAAACAGATGGCGATAGGTAATATAGTAGGCGGTATCGCACATGGTGTTGATAGAGGGATAGACACAGTATCTAATATTCAGGATATGTGGGCTAGGCAAGACCAGACAAAACTTCGTGATATGGAAATGCAACGGCTTAAACAGCCCTTTGACCATACTTCGCTTCCCTTATACACCGAACTTGATGACGTAGGAAGAGCGAGGGTTGATAAAGCCTTTTCGAGTCTTCCAAAAGAATGGCAGGGAACGCAGGGCGGAGCTACGATGGTTTTAAAAAACCTTGTGTCTGATACTGCAATGCTTGACTCATTTGAAAAAGCAACTATACGGCAAGCTCAGCTAGGTGTTATTAACGCACAAAATCAATTTGAACAGGCTCGTGTAAGCGGTGACGCAATGGCAATGCGAGAAGCACAGGCTAATCTTCAGGCACAATTAGCAAAAACACAGACTATGGCGGAAAAAATAGACGGACTGAAAAAAAGTGCGGAGATAGCCAATATCCTTCAAAACATGAATCCGGCACAGAAGCGCGATTTAGAACTAATCGCAAAAACAGGTGGTATCCCAGCAGTTAGTCAAGCTTTGTTAAAAATGCTTGAACAACGCTCAAAAGTTATTCCTGCGGGTGGGGCTATGATGGTTGATGGACAGCTTGTCAAAAATCCTAAAACCTTTAGTCCTAACAGTGGTGTGGATAATGTTGAAAAAACCGTAAAACGATTAAAGGATTTCGCTAATAGAAACTATGACCCTGAACAACACCGTGAAGAAATATTAAAAGTTGAGGCTCTTATATCTAAGTTAAGAAACGGTGAAATAAGCCCTGACATGATTAAATTTCCAACGGAAGTAAATGAAGAGGGGCGGTTAGTGCATAAATCCTCATTACAGAAACAAAAAAGTAGATTTACGATAGAGGAAGAATAGTGCCTACTTATAGGGTAACAGATAGCGTTACGGGAAAAACACTGAAGCTTACGGGTGATTCTGCTCCTACCGAGCAGGAGCTTGTTGATATTTTTAAATCCTATACGCCTAATAAGAAGCGTGATTTTATTACACCTGCCAAACAGACTGCTGAAACAGTAGCCGCACTTGTTACTGGTGGAACATCATGGATTCCAGCTGGGCTGTCTATGGGATTACCCACAATAGAAAAACACGGAATATCGTTTATTCCTAGGTCAATGGAAGAACTTGAGAAACGCTCTGAACGTGCGCTTAAAATTCAGGAAAAACTTACTTATCAGCCCAAAGATAAAGCGGCGCAAAGAGCCGTTGAAATAATAGCTAAACCGATAACCTATCTTCCCGAAAAAGGCAAAGAAAAAGCAGAACATTTCAGAAAGTTAGGTGACGAAGCATACGAGAATGGCGACATAAAAACAGCGAAAATGTATTGGGCTTTAGGTGGAGTTACGGAATTTGCTGGCGAGGCATCACCGTTTCTAATTCCCGCAGGCGTAGGCAAGGGCGTGAAGGGAATAAAGACAAAGGTTAATAAGTTTAAAGCACAGTTTGAAGAACCGCTTGGATTAACTAAACGCACAGCCGTTGAACAAGTGCCGGAAGCCAAAACAAGTGCTGTTATACCGGAAGAAACAAAGACTAAATCTCCTGAATTAAAAACACAGGAAAAAGTTACAGAAAGCAAACTATCGCAAGAACCAAGTGGCGTTGAGAGTGAAGTTGATAAAACAAAAGAGATTAAACCTTCTACACCCGAAGACCCCTTTATCGCCGAAGCCCGGAAGTATAAGACGGCAGAGGAGTTTATTGAGGCGCAGGGGAAAACCGTTTATCACGGCACACCAAGTAAAGAACTAAACTTTGGAGAACAGCCAATAGGAAACCAACTGCCTTTTGGAGTTCATTTTCAAGAACATATCCCCGTTGCAAAAAGATTTGCTGATGGGACGACAAAAGTTAAGCCAACTGGGAATGAAGGAACTATTTATGAAAGCATAATGCCGAAAAACCCCCTTAACATAGATAAAGGTTTATTTTACGAAGGAACAAAAGAGTTTGCCATTTTAAAAGAAATTGCTGAAAAAAGTAAAATTAAAGATAGTAAGTACATTATTGAATATAAAGGCAAGGTTGCCATTGACCCTATGTCAATTTTTTGGAAACGAGGGCAACAAGCGAAACTAGATGTTATAAAAGACGTTCTGACAAAGAATGGTTATGACCAAGCAATCGTTTATGGCATGAAAGGAACGGTTGACCCACTTGGCGTTGGCGCACCACACTATACTCCTGCTGTTGCTATATTGGATAAAAGTTTAATCAAAACTAAATCCGAACTCACCGACATCTGGAACAAGGCACAGGAAGGCGGTAGTGGAACACCAAAAGGCGGGACACCAGAAACACCTAAATCCCCACAAACTAAACCGGCCAAGGCTGCACTTGATATTAACAAGAAACTTGCCGAAAAAGGGTTAGAACAATTACCGCCGGAAGAATTAGCACAATATCCGACAATAAAACAAAATGATATTGTTCAAAAAGTAGTTGATGCTTTAACTACGGACGAAAAAGCAATTATTGACGCATCTCTCGGTAAGCGACCTTTTCCAGAAGATGTCCACCCACAGGTAGCATTTAATACTGTTGAAAAACTAGCCAATAGCAGGGGGGATATTGACTTATTGTTGGCACTTGAAAAAAGCCCTGTCGCTACGCAGCGAAGCCTTATGGCACAGGGATTAGGCGCAAGTGCTTGGAATAAATTAAGAGGCTCATTTGTTGAAAAACTCAAAACTATAAGACGCGAAAGGGAGAAGCAGATTAAAGCTGACCCTGAAAAAGTAACCAAGGCAAAGCGACAAATACACGAGGAAACCAAAAAAGTATTATTAAACGTAGAGGAATTATCATGGAACAAATTCCTAAAAGATATAGTTTGTTGATGTTAAAGGTATAATGATATATGAAACCATTTTGCTTACCGCCTGCCAAAGTAATGGAATTTAAAAAGGCGTTGAAAAACGAAGAAATTAAGATTGCTGATTTGATTAATGCCGATTCAGCTACACGGACAGAAATATTGCGAAAATACGCAGGTAATCTTGCACCTGAAGTGAACCTGTTATTTGAGAAGAAATTAGTTCTTAAAAACAGAATCAGGGGAATAAAGAATTGGGCTAGAAAAGTCGGTGAAATGGGCAGATACAGCCCGAAGGGGAAAGCGGCTTTTGAAAAGAAACTAGCCGAATATAAAGAGGCGCAGAACGAAAGAATATTTAACCCAAAAGAAAACGAAGCATTTTTAAATGACTTGGCTGATTCAAAAATGGGAACTCATATCACTAGGGAAGAAGCCAAACAGCTTTTTGACCTTACCAAGAGGTCAGAAAATCTGCGAAAAGGGTTTGATGATATAAAAGAAGAGTGGCGTTCCGATAAAGAACGGCTAGAATATGGTGCGGCTAAAGTTTTAGAAGAAAAGTATTTTAATGCGTTACAAAGCGAGGAATTAACCATACCGGAAATGCTTAGAAAGAGATACAGTGAATTTAAGGGAACATGGAAAGAAAACAAACCGAAGGCAGTTACAGACGTTGTTAGTGATTTTATAAAAGAAGTTGTTGATACCTCAATATCTATGGTTGCGTCAGTGGATAATAGTTTTCTCGGAAGACAGGGGCTTGTAACGCTTCAGACGCACCCGTCAGCTTGGGCAACTGCCGCCAGAAAATCATTTACTGATATTTTCACCGTTCTTACTAAAAAGAACGGGCGTGAAATGGCGATAGACGCTGCTATGGCAGATGTGTATTCAAGACCTAATTATTTGAACGGAAGCTATGAAAGGGCTAAGTTAATACCTAAACACGAAGAACAATTTCCGACTTCTATTCCCGGCAGAGCTCCTGTGTTAGGCAGACCGTTTAAGGCTTCTGAAGTAGCATTTTCAAATTCTGCTATCAGAATGAGAACAGACTTATTTGATTTACTATCCGAAACCGCTAAACGAAACGGTAGAGATGTTTTAGCACCGGAATTTATAGACTCTGTTGGGAAGTTAGTTAATTCAGCAACGGCAAGGGGTAGTTTTGGAAAATACGAACATGCCGCACCAGTCTTAAAGCTTGTGTTGTGGGCTCCGAAAATGATGAAAGGGCATATTGACGTTCTTACAGCGCACATGGGTGGGGCAGGACTAAAAGACCCCTTTGCGGCAAGACAAGCCAAAATAAACCTTGCTAAGATAGTGGGCGAAACCGCAGCAATCGCCGCAATTATTAACGCTCTTGACCCCGGAAGCGTTGAAATAAATCCTACGTCCACTGATTTCATGCGTTACAGAAGAGGCGACACTAGATTTGATTTAACTGGTGGATTTGGTTCGTATGTAACGCTAGGAGCTAGGTTTATAGCAACATTCGCCGGACAACCCATTAAATCCGCAACCGGAAAGTATATATATCTAGCTGAAGAAGGTTACAAAGCAAGAAACCTTTTTGATGTTGGAACTGATTTTCTTGTGAATAAAACCCACCCTGTTTCAAGGGCGGCAATAGATAAAATGAAAGGTAAAACCTTTAAGGGTAAAAAGCCCACCGCCGGAACATTAGCGTATAACATAGCAACACCAATTGCTATCCAGAACTTTGTTGATATGTATTGGGAAGAAGGAAATAAAGATGAGGCGGCGGAGTTTCTTGCGGCACTAGCTGATGTGTTTGGTATCGGAGCTAATACATACAGTTATAATAAGGGCACACAAAAACCATTTGGAAAAACAACTAAGGATAAACCATTTCCATGAATACTATTAAACAGGAGATAAAATAATGGACGGTTCGGGATTGTTAAAATATCAAAGCCCTGCTACGGTTCAGGCGATAGAAGAACAAAAAGAAAAGGAATTGGAAGCTGAACGCAACCCGGTTCTTGAGGAAATGATTTCTTCGTTATCAAGGCACGTTGATAAGCAGTGGCAGAACGCTCGTGAGGCTAAAAAACCGATAGAAGAAGCCATGATGAGAGCTACCCGCCAACGCAAAGGTGAGTATGAACCGACTAAGCTTGCTCAAATCAAAGAAGCCAATCAGCCCGAAATATTTATGAACATTACGGACACGAAATGCCGTAATGCGATTGCTTGGGTAAAGGACATTCTCTTACGGCAGGGCGAAAGAATATTTGCCGTTTACCCCACCGAACTTCCCGATTTGCCGCCTGAAATAGTAAACAAGATTCAGCAAAGCGTTGTGCAGGACTACATCCAAAACGCGGTAATGGAAGTTCAGCAAACCGGACAAATGGTTGACGTAAATTCTATGCGTAACCTGATGGTTCAAAAATCCGATGAAATAAAAGAGACTGTTAAAAAAGAAATTAATCGGATTGCCGCTAAACTCGCAGATGAACTTGGCGACAAGATACACGATGACTGGCAGCAGGGTGGATTCTACAAAGCCCTTGAGGGCGTTATAGACGACATTATTAACCTGAAAGCCGGAATAATGAAGGGTATTGTCTTCAGGAAAGAACGTGTCTTTAAAAACGTGCTTTCGCCTGAAGGCGTAATGACCAAAAAGGTTGATGAAAAAGTTATTCCCCAATGGGAGAGACGTTCACCGTGGTTTATTTTCCCCTCTCCGAGAGCAACCGAAGTTGATAATGGATACTTGATTGATGTTATCCCCCTAAGACCGAAACAGTTATATAACCTCATCGGCGTTGACGGTTATGACGCTAAAGCGATAAGAAACGTTTTAAGAGAATTTCGTGAAGGTGGCTTAAAAAATGATTGGTTGGGACTATCAGAAGAATTTAAGCTAGGGACTTCTTACACGCCTCCAGATGAAAGCTCCGGTTATCCTGATGAATTTATTTACGCTATTGAATTATGGGACGATATTCCCGGTGAGTTATTGCGTGAATGGGGACTAAAGGAAATAGAAGATGACGATGAAGAATACAGCGCAGTAGTCTGGAAAATAGGAAACCACGTTATAAGAGCTATGCTGAATTATGATGTGCGTGGGCGGAAGCCTTTTAGCAAGACTTCTTTTCAGAATGTAAATGATTCTTTTTGGGGCGAGTGTGTTCCGGAAAAAATTGAAGATTGCCAACAGGTTTGCAATGCTTGTGCGAGGAGTATTCTTGCCAATATTGGAATGGGTGCGTTACCGCAGGTAGAATTAAATATAGACAGAATCCCGCCCGGTGCTTCTAAAACAATATGGCCGGGGAAGATTTGGGAAGCAACTGAAGACCAAATGGCAAGCGGTAGCAAGGCGGTTAATTTCTTTCAGCCCGTTATGGTGACAGAGAAGTTAATGAACACCTATGGTGTGTTCTCAAAGATAGCAGACGAGCACTCTGGTGTTCCGGCCTATGCTCATGGTGACTCACAAGTCGGTGGAGCTGGGAACACGGCTTCGGGGCTTCAGCAATTAATAATGATGGCTTCTCGCGGAATAAAATCAGTTGTTAGAAACGTAGATATTGATATTATCATTCCATCGCTTGAAAGACACTACGATTATTTGCTTGATAACCAACAGGTGTTTGGATTAGTAGGTGATTATAATTTGGTTGCTAGGGGAACTGCCGCTGTTCTCGCTAAAGAGCAACTCGCAAGCCGTAAGATTGAGTTTATGGCTAATACCGCAAACCCGATTGATGTCGGTATTATCGGTCAGGAAAACAGACGGAAAATGTTATTTGAAGTAGCAAAGACTTTGGGAATAGAACTTGATGAGAAAGAACTACCCCCGCCGATGCAACAGCTACCGCAAGGCGCACCACCGCCAGAAAATCAGCAGACGCTTGATGCCGCAGGTAATCCGGCGCAGGGCGTGGATAATAGGCAGTTTAATCAGGAAGCACCTGTGCAGATGATGAAATACGGTGGCAAGCTAAAGAAAGGTGAAGTTGCGATAGTTGGTGAAGAAGCTCCCGAAGTTGTTTCTAATGTAAATGGTGAAACAGTGGTCACACCGATTGACCCGAAAATTCTAGGAACAGGGACAGCGAGATTAACCGCAGAAGAAATTATAAAACGGAAAAAACAAAACCAAGCCATAATGGAAGAATTATTTGAGGATAATAAATGAAAAAACCAGACGATGACATTATAAGAAGCATTAGTGCTTTAAGCGAAAACCAGTTTTGGAAAATACTTGTGCAGTGGTTTAGGGATTCTCTATATGAACAAGCTATCGCCAATGCACACTTAACAGGGGAATTGGCAATTAAGGGACAAGGTAAAGTATTAGAACTAGAAACTTTACTAAAATGTATAGACAATAATAGAGAAAATTTAAAGGCAATCAGAGGAGATAAATAAATGCAAAACATTGTAGAATTAAAAAGTGTATCAGAGTTACTCCAGTATTTTACTGGAACGGTAACTACAACAGAGGCAAGTAAGAAATACGCATGTGCCAATATTGGTGCGGGACTTACGGTTGGCGACATAGTTCTTGTTGCTGGTATGGCAGAATCCGCTTCTAACGGTGAAAAAACAATCACGGAAATTGCAAGTGATGATAGTTATATTATCGTGTCAGAGGCGATAGGAACAGGCGAGAATAACAAAGCAGGCGTAACTCTTAATCAAGTATATTATACGGCATGGGAAGATGCCCACTTCTATTCTTACATAACTGGGACTGGTTATGTTGTGGGGGCAAATACTACCGTTACGCAGCAGTTTAGGTATAATAGCGACGGTAATACCGTGTCTGCGACTGCTCAAACGCTTACCGCAGGAACAGCCGCCGCAATTACCGCAGTAGCAGTTCCGACATATCAGTGGCGGTGCAGGGTTGCCAATGCAGGATCAGCGGATTTAACGGTTTGTGAAGTACGCTTATTCGGGATTGCGCCGTAAACATGGCTAGATTAACACATTCAAAAGGAGGAAAATCATGTGAAGAAGTTAATTTGGACAATATCAATGAGTCTTATCTGTGGAGCGATTATAACGTGGCTATTTATTCAGGTGCGTGATTTTCCGGCAACCCATGTAACTAAGGCGGAGTTGACAAAAGAGGCCGAAGCCAGAATAATGGGAGATTGTAACCTTGACCAAAAAAAACTGGACAATGAAAGATTTTTGCAGTTTATGGAACAGGATAAGGAATACAACAGACTAATGAATGAACGGCTAAACGCTCATAGAGAAATGATAGCCGCGTTACGAAAAGAGAAAAATAAATGAAAAAACACACATTGTTAATTTTGCTATGCCTGACGGGGTTGATTGCCGCCGCTTCAAACTATTACACCTACACAAGTAGCGTAAAATCTGAACGGGAATATCTGAACACAATAGCAGTATTGGAACAAACTATTGCGGACAAAAATCTTGAACTAAGCCAGCAAAAGATTGACATGGAAATACTTTCTTCAGCAGTTACCTATCTTGCCGAAGAATACATGAACTTATATGCGGCTTACTGCCAATGCTGTGAGCCGAAAGTGCCGATGTGAAATACTTTAAAATAGAAGAATTTAATTGTAAGCATTGTGGGAAGAACGAAATGAAGCAGGATTTCCTTGACCTGTTGGATAAGGCTAGGGAAATATCAGGTGTCCCGTTTAGTATTAATTCCGGTTATCGTTGCCCTGTTCACAATGAAGCGGTTGGTTCTACAAGTAAAAATCATGTAAGCGGTAGAGCAGCCGACATAGCGACACCTGATAACTTTAGAAGGGGCGCAATTCTACGGGGGCTTTACTTAGCTGGATTTAAACGGATTGGTATAGCCGATACATTTATTCATGCCGACAATATGCCCTTAAATGAAAGCGCATGGTTTTATTAAAATGACAACTAAAATAAAATTAATACTTAGTGTAATTGTTTTATGCCTTATTTCCGGTTTGGCAATGTGGGGATTATGGCAACGTAATACCATTGTTAAACAAGCGGCGCAAATTTCCAATTTAACTGCTATTGCAAAGGCCGCCGAAGAAGAAAAGGCCGCAAATAAGAAACTGACAAAAGAAAAACAAGCACTATCTAGTCAAAATGCTACACTGCAAAGGCGCATTTATGCTATGAGTGAGTCAAAATGTATAGGAGAAGAAGATGAAAAGATACTTACTGATGTTACTGATTTTTTTAATAATCGTGGCATGTTATCCACAGACGTTGAAACCAACAAAACCGTATTGCCCACCACCGGAACGACCGACATTAATAAAACCCATTGGACAATAAAGTTATTTGTTGAAAATTATAACAAATTAGTTAAATATGCGCTTGAATGGGAAAAAACTTATGAAACGTGTTTTGATTAACAACATTAAAGAACTTGTTTGGGATAACAAGAAGCAGTCTATAAGGGGAAGTTTCGTAAACCTTCTTTTAACAATAAACATTTTTGCCTTATTTTGGGTTGGCGTTTTGGTTGACGGGTTGTCTGAAAGAATTGCAGAAATGGGAACGCTAATTGCAGGGGTTTACCTTACTTCTATTGGCGCATGGTCATATAGAAAAATAAAAGGACAAAATCAAGGAGAATAATATTAGTTATTTTATTATCGGCGTAATCTGTTTAATCGGCGGCATGGTGTTAAGCTACTACATAGACATCTACGTCCAAGTCAATAGAGTTATTGAGAAGATAAAGGCTGTTATTGCCACGTTAAAGGGTTAGGGTATTCTACAACCCGTAATTGGCTTCTTGTAAATAGTCTGAAAATAACCATTTTCCTAGATGGTGTAGCTTTCGCAATCCTTTAGTTCTTTGCGCCAAGTAGTTTTTACTATCCCCTGCTTGCTGTCAAATATTTCAAATTCTTCGTCTAGGTTATCTTTGGTCGGGTATTCCATCACTAACTACCTTCTTGTTCTGGTTTTGGTTTTTCCGTAACTTCTGCGCTGACCACGTTCCCCTTATAAACTATTCTCGCCCGTTTGCCTTTTTTAACAAGCGTGTTCTTTATGGTAAGCGCATCTTTATATTCATCACGCTCCAAATACACTACCCAACCGTTTGAATATCGCTCAACCCTATACTTGTATTTCATCTTCACCCTCCATAAGAGATTTTAGCATAGTGGCATAGTGAATTATCTTGTCCATATCCTTATTGTTAATTGGTTTAACTACGTTTCGTGAGGCATATTTTATTATGGAGGCGATAGCGAAAGGCTTAACAATGCCAAGCGATTTATAAAGGTCTATCGGCTCTACGCCACCAGTTTTATAGTGCTGACTTCCGCCCTTCTTAACTTCTTCCCACGCTATGTTTCGTAATGCTTCTTCTTTTGCGCTCATTCTACCTCCTTTTTGATTGACACCCCAAGGTATTCGCTTGCTTCTGTGATTTTATAGATTTTCATTACTGTAAAAAATATATCTACCTTTCTTGTATCTTTTCCCTATAATAGTACCGTTTTCTGGAACTTCTTGGTTTAAATACAACAGCATTTGTAGCCCCTGAATATACATAATTATCACTTTTGTAAACTCTCTGTGTTGACCACTTGTTTACAACTTCATCTAGGTATTTGCTTGCACCCGGATATTCCGCATCAAACAACGTCAGGATTTCCTCAACCAAAATATCTAGCGTAACTTCGTCTTGCTTGGTTTCCTTCATTATCTTGAAACTTGTTTCCGGTGGACTATTCGTTGTTTCTATTGTTATTCTCATTGCACAAATTCCTTTAAATTACTTATAGCCTAACGTAGCATTTTAATTCAGCTTCTTACTTTATTTTCCGTCTATTACTCTGTTATGCTACCACATTGCAACTTGCCGGGTCTCCCGGTCAAATCGCTCCTTTGCCGCGTTAAAGTAATCCACATCTATTTCACAGCCCACAAAGTCACACCCGAAGTAGTGGGCGGCTATTGCGCTGCTGCCACTGCCCAAGTGTGTGTCTAAAATCTTGTCGCCTTGCTTTGCGTAGTTCTTTAGAAGCCATTGGTAAAGGGCTACGGGCTTTTGGGTGGGGTGTATAGTGCCTTCTTGCAAAAGTACTACCCTATTTTTTGTATATATTCTTGTAGGGCAATCAAAAGAAGAGTATGCAATTTCACAATCACTCATTGTAAGCCCATGTTGTGCCTTATCCCATATTATCCATCCCTTGTGTCCTTCCGTAAGATGTTTAACAAAGTAATTAGCACCCCATATTATTTGATTCTTTGAAATTCTAAAAAGCTCCGTAAAATATTCTTTTGTTGGTATTTTTGAGTCCCATCCCTTAAACTCGTGATATTTCCTGTCAGACTTTTTACCTTTTATGCATTCTTTTTGCCCATCCACTCCTATTCCATACGGCGGGTCAACAATAGCCAACTCAAACGCCTTGTCTTTCAGCGTTGCCATGTATTCCATGCAGTCTATGTTTAAGAGTTCAACCATATTACCTCAACAAACCCGCATAACAAATCCATGCAGCCGACAAGCGGCTGATGTCTGCGTTATCTGGTAATGCCTTCAAGCCCCGTGCTTGCCGCTATCTGGTATCCGCTATCATTATTTTCGATCTCTCCATCTACAATATCGCCGAAATGCGCTTGTAGATTGTAAATCTTGTAAGCCGGGAATGTGAATTGTCTCACAGGATTACCTTCTTTGAAAATCTCAACAAAAGCATCTCC